GAAGTTGATTTAGGTAATGGAACTAATTATAATCCGGCTGAAGCATTGAACATGTATTTTCAAACAGGTTCGATTGTAGGTAGATCACTTACGCAGGATGGTGAAATGAATAGAGGTAAAGTACCTATTCAAGAATTATCTTCATCGTCAGGTCAAGCTAAGATACAAAGTTTAATTGGTACATATCAATATTATTTACAAATGATACGTGATGTAACCGGATTAAACGAAGCAAGAGACGGTAGCGCTCCAGACAAAGATGCTTTACTTGGACTACAAAAAATGGCAGCAAACGCCTCTAATACAGCTACAAAGCATTTGTTAGAATCTTTATTATACATAACGGTTAGAACATGTGAGAATATAAGTTTAAAAGTAGCTGATCTAATTCAAAATCCTTTAACAGAAAATTCTTTAATTAATTCAATAAGCACTTTCAACGTTAAAACGTTAGAAGAATTAATGAATCTACAGTTGCATGACTTTGGTATTTATATACAGCTAGAACCTGAAGAAGAGGAAAAAGCATTACTAGAACAAAACATACAAGTAGCTTTACAAACAGGAGCTATCGCTTTGTCAGATGCTATTGATATTAGAGAAATAAAAAACTCTAAACTAGCTAATCAATTTATAAAGCTAAGACAAACTCAAAAAATAAAGAGAGAGCAAGAGCAGCAGCAAGCTAATATCCAAGCACAAGCGCAAGCTAACGCGGAGTCTGCAGAAAAAGCAGCTATGTTTGAAGTTCAAAAACAACAAGCTTTAACTCAAGAAAAAGTAAGTATAGAGCAAGCTAAGTCGCAATTTGAAATACAAAGGATGCAAGCTGAAGCTCAAATAAAAAGAGAACTTATGGCTGAAGAGTTTAATTATCAGATGCAATTAGCTCAAGCTACAGCAAAAGTTAAGACACAAAATGAAAGTGAAATAGAAGATAGAAAAGATAAACGTGTTAAAATTCAAGGAACTCAACAGTCAGAATTAATAAACCAAAGACAAAATGATCTATTACCTACAAACTTTGAGTCTGCTGGTAATGACAATTTAGATGGATTTGGATTAGAGCAGTTTGGTCCTAAGTAAAATCACAATCAATTATTTAATTATATTATATTATGTCAGAAATAAAAACAAATGAACCTGTAAAACAGGAGGGTGACTTTAGCCTTAAAGGTAAGTCTAAGAAACCTAAGCAGTTATCAAAGCAAAGTAATGAAATAACTAAGGTTAGTATTAAAGAACCTTTAATAGACTTACAGCCGGATGTAACCAAAGTGGTTATACCAAAAGAAGAATTAAACTCACAAGACGATGCCATTCAAGACAAAAGCGCAGAGAGCGGCGTGCTACACACAGAACAACCCAAACTGGGATTGCAAGAAGTGGGACCAGGAGACGAAGGGTCCATTAAAAATGATAAAGAGGAATTCACGCAGCTGCAAGAGATAACAGGTGAAGAAGTAAAAGAAATAGCTAAAGAAGTTAGAGAAGCTGTTAGAGATGAAAAAATATTAGGTAAACCTTTACCTGAAAACATCGAAAAATTAGTTTCATTTATGGAAGATACTGGCGGAACAATAGATGATTTCGTTAGATTAAACACAGACTATTCAAACGTAGATGAAGATTCTTTAATTAAAGAATATTATAAAAAAACAAAACCTTATCTAGAATCTGAAGATATTGATCTCATGTTAGAAGATTATACTTATGATGAAGATTTAGATGAGGATAGAGATATACGCAAAAAGAAAATTGCGTACAAAGAAGAAGTTGCAAAAGCTAAAAGCTTTTTGGAAGAAACCAAGAGTAAATACTACGACGAAATCAAGTTGAGACCCGGCGTAACTCAGGAACAACAAAAAGCCACGGATTTTTTCAACCGTTACAACGAAGATCAAGAAACAGCTACTAGACAGCACAAGGATTTTAAATCTCAAACTGATGACTATTTCAATAACGAATTCAAAGGTTTTGAATTTGATGTTAGTGGAAAGAAGTTTAGGTATGGAGTACAAGACCCTGGTAAAATCGCAGAAGACCAATCTAACATTAACAACTTTGTAGGAAAGTTTCTTAACAAAGAAGGTAAAGTAACAGATGCTAAAGGTTATCACAAAGCTTTGTTTATGGCTTCTAACTCAGACACTATTATTAATCACTTTTACGAGCAAGGTAAATCAGACGCTACCAAAGATATCATAGGTAAGTCTAAAAATTTAAGCTCACAGCCTAGACAGGCGCAAGAAGGTGAATTTATTAATGGCTTAAAAGTTAGATCTATAAGCGGTCAAGATTCTTCAAGATTAAAAATAAAAACAAAAAAATTTAACTAAAAAACAATTATTATGAGTTTAAGTCCTCAATTCGGTAGTTTAATCCCTTCGCAGTCGCAAGAGATTTTAAACAGTAACTACCTACAATTTAACAGTAATGCTGCAGGAGCGCAGAACAGTAACAGTTTTGCTCAACAGTATTTACCAGAAATTTATGAACAAGAAGTAGAGCGTTATGGAAACAGAACGATATCTGGATTCTTAAGAATGGTTGGCGCTGAAATGCCAATGACGTCTGATCAAGTAATTTGGTCTGAACAAAACAGATTACATATTTCTTATCAAAATGTATCAACAGCGGCGGCAGGTGCTAATACACTTACTATTCCAATCGCGGCAGGTATCGTAAATGTAGTTTCTGTAAATGATACTATAGTTATTCTTGACCCTGCAACTGGAGCAGAAGCAAAATGTATTGTTACTGTTTCAGGAGCTTCAGCAGTCCCGGCAACAGGAGCTCTTACTGTGCTTGCTTTTGACGGTATTGATATTGCAACTACTTTTGGAGCTAACAATGCAACACTAAAAATGTTTGTATACGGTTCTTCTTATCAAAAAGGAACATCTATGGTTGCTGGTGGTGCAGGTGTAACTTCTCCTAGAATAAGCGTTGAACCTCAATTAACTCAATTTTCTAATTCACCAATTATCCTAAGAAGCCAGTACGTAGTATCTGGATCTGATATGGCACAAATTGGATGGGTTGAAGTTGCGACTGAAGATGGAACATCTGGATACTTATGGTATTTAAAAGCTGAATCTGAAACTCGTTTACGTTTTGAAGATTACTTAGAAATGTCAATGGTTGAAAGCGAATATAATCAACTTGCTGCTGGTGCTCCTACTGCTGCTACCTTGCCTGGGTCTGAAGGTTTGTTTGCTGCTATTCAAACTCGTGGAAATGTAGAAGTAGGATTTACTGCTGCTGCTGGACTTGATGAATTTGATGCTATTTTAAAGAATTTAGATACTCAAGGAGCTATTGAAGAGAACATGTTATTCTTACAAAGACAAACATCTTTGGATTTTGACGATATGTTAGCTTCTATTTCTGGTGGATTCGCTGGAGGTACTGCTTTTGGATTATTTGAAAACTCAGAAGAAATGGCTTTAAATTTAGGTTTCTCAGGATTCAGAAGAGGTTCTTACGATTTCTATAAGACTGACTGGAAATACTTAAATGACGCGTCAACTCGTGGTGGGATAAATGGTATCAACTCTGTTGAAGGTGTATTAGTACCTGCTGGAACTTCTACGGTTTATGATCAAGTATTAGGAACTAACATCAGAAGACCTTTCTTACATGTGAGATATAGAGCTTCTCAATCAGATGATAGAAGAATGAAATCTTGGTTAACTGGTTCTGCTGGTGGTGCTACAACGTCTACTTTAGATGCTATGGAAGTAAACTTCCTATCTGAAAGATGTTTGATCACTCAAGCTGCTAACAACTTTGTATTATTCAAAGGAATCTAAGGATTCAAAATTAATGTAATGTTACCCTCGTTAAAACAACGGGGGTAATTATTACTTTTATATGACATTAGCCCCTTACTCTTAGTATTAATAGGCTATTGTCACACTTTACAAATTATTTAATTATATTATATTATGGCTGCAAAAAAAGCACCAGCAAAAAAAGTTGAGGTTGCTCCTCAGCAAGAAGTAACTAAAGTTACTATAAAACCAACAAAACCAAGTTGGGAAATAAAAGATAGAGTATATTACTTAAAAGGAAATAAAACCCCTTTAACCTTAACATTACCAGGTAGACATACAAGAAAACATGCTTTATTGTATTTTGATAAAAATACTGGTACACAAAGGGAAATAAGATATGCTACAAACCAAGACTCACCTTTAGTTGATGAACAGAAAGGGGAATGCACAATGGGACATATTAGATTTTTAGATGGATCTTTAAAAGTTCCAAAAGAACTACAAAATCTTCAAATATTATTAAGCTTATATCATCCTTTAAAAGGAAAATTATATGAAGAGTTTAGTGCTGTTGAACAAGCTGAAGATGATTTAGATATATTATTCTTACAAAACGATGCGGTGAATGCGGCTCGTGACATGGACATTGACCAAGCTGAAGCTATAGTAAGAGTTGAAGTAGGATCTGATGTTAGTAAGATGAGTTCTAAGGAGCTTAAAAGAGATTTGTTATTATTAGCTCGAAGAAATCCTGCTTTGTTCATAGAACTTGCTAATGATGAAAATGTTCATCTTAGAAATGTAGCTATTAGAGCTCAAGAATCTGGCATAATTAAATTGTCACAAGATCAAAGAACATTCACATGGGGATCAAATGGAAGAAAGCTAATGACAGTACCTTTCGATGAAAATCCTTATTCTGCTATGGCTGCTTATTTTAAGACTGACGAAGGTGTTGAAGTTTTTAGATCTGTAGAGAAAAACTTAGATTAACATGTAATAATTAATATACCGGCTGCTAAACGTGGTCGGTTATATTATAATAAAAAATAAAATAATGGCTATAAACGTAGATTTAGTTTATAAAACTGTGTTGCTAATACTTAACCAGCAACAAAGAGGGTATATAACTCCAGACGAATTTAACAAAGTTGGTAATCAAGTTCAACAAGGTATATTCGAAAAGTACGCGAGTGACCTAAATCAACAGCTTCGTATCCCAGAAAACGATAGCGAATATGCCAATAGAGTAAAAAATCTAGAAGAGAAACTAGATATATTCAAAAGAATTGCCACACCTACATTTTCAACAGATCACTTCACAACTGCTTCATTGCCAAACTTTTATAGGCTTGGTACAGTTATACATAAAGATGTTAAGATGGTACAAATGGTAGAGCGAAACGAATTTTACTTAATTCAAAAATCTCCATTAACCGCAGCTACAATATCACAACCAATATTTTTATACGAAGACACTAAGATAAGCGTATATCCAACAAGTATAACATCTGATATTCAAGTATCTTACTTGAAACAACCAGCGATTATAAATTGGGGATATTCAGTTGGTAGTTTAGGGCAGTACATATATAACGCTAGTTCTTCAGTAAACTTTGAATTACATCCTTCAGAACAAGTAGATGTTATAACAGGTATACTTTTATATTCTGGTGTTATAATACAAGACCCTACAATTATACAGGTAGCTTCGCAGCAAATACAACAAGAAGACATAAACGAAAAATCATAATAAAACATGGGATTAATAACTGAAAATAATGAGCAATACTATGCTGGTTCTCAACGGTTTTTATCAATAGCAGGTGCTGGTCAAAAGTTTACAGCTACATTTGATACTAATTTAATACTTGGGAACAGTGATTCTTCGCAAGTAGATTATGCTTTAAACAATTTTAAGCTTTATACTGCGCTACCAGGGGTGTTAACATACACCGAATATATTTTACCATACACCGTAGCAGATAATGTTATAACTATTACAGGTACATTAGCGCTTAATACAAGCGTTGTAATACAGTTAAAATCTTTAGAGGGTGGGCAGTACGGTAATAGAGATGCTTTTGGTCAAGCTGTTGAAGATAACTATAATAGTTATTCTTATATAAAACTTGAAGATATTATAAATAACTTTTTAGTAGCTTACGTGGGTACTGGTAAATTAATACCTGCTTGCAAAAGAACTGATATTATATTCCATGCTAAAAGAGGATTACAAGAGTTTAGTTATGATACTTTAAATAGTATAAAGTCTCAAGAATTAAATATACCATCTAGCTTAAGCGTTATTATACCTCAAGATTATGTAAACTATGTCAAAATGTCATGGATTGATAACCTGGGCGTTAAAAGACCTATATATCCCGCAAACAATCTAACTATAAATCCATTTTCAACACCGTTACAAGACAACTCAGGAACACCAACTCAAGATAATTTTGGTGAAAACTTAGAAGGTACTTCAATAACAGAAGCAAGATGGGCTAAAGCCAACGATAATTTAATAAACGGTAGAGATCTAATAGATAATTCTGCACTTGCTTTTGATGCTTATGGAAGATTTGACGGTGTCGAAGGAAGTCTTGGTCAACAATATGGATTAGACCCGCAGTATGCAAATATAAATGGTTGGTTTGGTATAAATCATAGAGAAGGAAAGTTTTCTTTTTCAAATGATTTAGTTGGCAAGCTAATAGTTTTAGAGTATATTTCTGATGGATTAGCTTATGATTTAGACACTAAGATTCCTAAGATGGCAGAAGAGGCTCTGTATGCTCATATAAGCCATGCTGTTCTAGCTTCTAGAATTAATCAACCCGAATATATAGTTAGAAGATTAAAGCAAGAGAGAAGCGCTAAATTAAGAAATGCTAAAATAAGATTATCTAACATTAAGCTTGATGAAATTGTTCAAACAATGAGAGGTAAATCTAAATGGATTAAACACTAAAATTAAATGGCTGAAACTAAAAATACTTTTCTTAAAGGGAAAATGAATAAAGATCTTGACTCTCGTATTGTGCCTAACGGTGAATATAGAGAAGCTAGAAAC